TTACACCTCAATCATTTTATCCTACTGGAGTTTAATAATGGCAAAATACGCAACAGGTAAACGAAGTCAGGCAATATCAGATAGATCTGGTATGGCATTTCCATATACTGAAATGGTTAAAGAATGGAATGGTTCTTTAGTTCATTACTCTGAATTCGAACCTAAACACCCACAGATAAGAAGAAAACATGCAACTGCAGATGCTATTGCTTTACAAAATTCTAGAAATATGAAATTTCAAACACCAACACAACCTTTTATAAATGATAATACAAGTGATGTAACAATTGCTAGCTCTGGTGGACAAGGTATGGCAACAGCTAACTTAACATTACCTGGACAATTTGCTTTCTTAACTGTTGGAGCACCAACTGAGTCAGTTGAAGGAAATAATATTACAACTATGACACCAGCAGATCCAGCAGTACAAAATAGAAAAAGAGAAATTAATTTAACTTTAGGTTTAACAACAGTGAGTATTTCATAATGGCTGTAACACATTCAAATTTTTTAACTCAGGTAAGAAACTACACAGAAGTAAGTAGCACAGTTTTAACTGATGCTATTATTAATGATTTTATTAGATTTGTAGAATTAGATATTGCAGGTAAAGTTGATTATGATGACCTGAGAAAATATGTGACATCTAATTTTACTGTAGGAAATAGGTATGTCATTTTACCATCTGATGCCTTAGTCATAAGATCTGTGCAAGTTATTGACAGTAGTAATAATAGAACTTTTTTAGAAAAAAGAGATACTAGTTTTATTTCTGAATTTGCACCCAATGATAATACGACAGGCACACCTAAATACTATGCTAATTGGGAAGATAATGTTCAACAAGGACCTGTAATTTTAGTTGCTCCAACACCAGCAACAGCAGATACAGTACAAGTAAATTACATTAAAAGTCCTCCAAATTTTACAAGCACTACTAATACTTATATTTCGACTAACCAAGAATCTATGCTTTTGCATGGTGTATTAACAGAAGCTTTTAGGTTTTTGAAAGGTCCTGAGGCTATGTACAAACAGTATTTTGATAAGTATAATGAAGAGGTACAGAATTTTGCTTTACAACAAATGGGCAGAAGAAGACGAGCGGAGTATGATGATGGAGTTCCAAGAGTTAAAATTCCAAGTCCTACTCCTAATACAACATATTAAGGAGAATAATTATGGCAATAACAACAAATGCAATTTGTGATTCTTTTAAAAAAGAATTACTTCAAGGAAGTCACGATTTTGATGCATCAACAGATACATACAAATTAGCGATGTACACAAACTCAGCTACATTAGGTAAGTCTACTACAAACTACACAACACCAAATGAAGTTACATCACCATCAGGATATTCTGCTGGCGGTAAAGCTTTAGTAAACCAAGGTGTTAAAGTTTCATCATCAGTAGCTATTACTGATTTTGCTGATTTATCATTCGTAGGTGTAACTCTTACTGCAAGAGGAGCACTAATTTATAACACTCAAACAAACGGTGGTTCAAATACTACTGACGCTGTAGCGGTGTTAGATTTTGGTGGAGATAAAACTGCAACGTCTGGAACTTTTACAATTCAGTTCCCAGCATTTACAACATCTGCTGCTATTTTGAGATTAGCTTAATTTAAAGGAGGAGCCTAGTGGCTGACATTACAGTTCCAGTTCAGTCGCCAGGCTCCGAATATTGGGGTCAATCCACTTGGAGTTCTAATGATTGGGGTGGATCAGGACTTTCAATAACTACAGCTCAAGGCTCTGTAACAACTTCTGCAAATGCAGATGTAAACGTTACTGGCATACAATTAACATCATCACAAGGAACAACTGTTGGTGGTACTTCTGCTTTAGTATTAGTTACTGGTAGTTTAGAATCAATGGCTGTTGGAAGCACAGTTGTTGGAATTGGCGTGCCTGTAACTGGAAGCGTAGCAACTTCAAGCATTGGAGCAGCTACAGTTGACGAATCACAATTAACAGGAATTGGTTGGGGTAGAAGAGCTTGGGGTAATTTAGCTTGGGGTGAAGCCTTTTCAGTAGCAGCCACAGGTCAAACAATAACATCCACTATTGGAACAGCAACAGCATCAGCAGATTTTACAGCTAGCGTAACTGGACAACAACTTACTTCAACACTCGGTAGCTTTTCTTTAAAAATTGACCAAGACATAACTGTTTTTGCAGCAGAAGATCAACTTGATTTTACTATTGGTACATCAACTTTTGATGCAGATGCAAATGTAACTGTATCAAGTGCAGGTCAATTAACTGGTTCTATAGGCACAACTATTGCTGGTCTTAAAACACCAGTAGATGTTTCTGGAATTCAAGCAACTATGTCAATTGGCACAATCGCTTTGGAACAGTCTACAACTGAACCAGTCACAGGACAAACAGCTACTCTATCATTAGGGCAACATGCTGAAATACCAGGTCAAATTATAGGAGTTTCTGGTCAACAATTAACAGGCTCAGTAGGTTCAGTTACAGTGACTGGGGTGGCTAATATTAGTGTAACTGGTATACAATTGACGGCTTCTTTGGGTAGTGTTAATATAACTGCGTGGCAAGAAATCGATCCTGGTGTTACTAATGTATGGACAGAGGTTGATTTAGCAGCATAGGTTAAGTATAATTGTAATTATTATAGGAGAATTTTTTTATGACATCTAGTTATTCAACTGATTTAAAACTCGAACTTATGGTTACTGGTGAAAATGCCGGTACTTGGGGTGACAATACAAACAATAATTTAAATTTAATTCAACAAGCCATTGCTGGTTTTGAGCAAGTAACACTATCTAGTGGTGGAACTTTAGCTTTAGCGATGACTGATAAAACTATTTCTAATGCTAGAAATATGGTAATCAAATTTGCAACAGCATCAATTGCTGCTAGTACAGTTTGTACAATACCAGATAGTATAGAAAAATTTTATATTTTTGATGCAACAGGTTTAACTAATCCAAGCAACCTTACAATTAAAACTGCATCAGGAACTGGTTTTACATTAGATGCTGCAAAAATTTATGCTGCATATTCTGACGGAACAAATTTAAAAGAAATATCTCTAGATACTCTAGGAGGTACAGTAGCCGCAGCACAAATTGCTGATAGTGCAGTAACTACCGCAAAAATTGCTGATGATGCTGTCACTTCTGCTAAAATTGCTGACGATGCTGTTGTATCAGCAGCTATTGCTGATGACGCTGTTGTAACGGCTGCGATTGCAGACGATGCAATTGCAACTGCTAACATAGCTGACGATGCCGTAACTGCAGACAAACTTGCTAACACTACTGTGACTGCAGGATCTTACACAACAGCTAATCTTACAGTTGATGCACAAGGAAGATTAACTGCTGCTTCATCTGGTTCAGCTGGAGCTCCTTCAATGATTTTAACACACACAAGTTTAACTGATTCAAATACGGATGCAGGTTTAAGTTCAACATTTACAGCTAATCCGGCTACAACAAAAATTAATGTTGTATTAATTGGTGGAGGAGGAATGGTTGGTAATTTTAACAGACCTTCTTCCCAAGCTACTGCAGGGACTGGTGGTGCAGGATTATTTAGCACTACAATTTCACAACCTTTTACAGTTCCAATTTCAGTGGGTAATGCTGGAGCTCCAACAGCGCCAACTTCAGGGACTGGAGGAAACCCATCAGTATTTGGTAACTTTGTTGCAAATGGTGGAAACGGTGGAGAAAGTGGTAATCCAGGAAACGCACCAGGAGCAACTGCAATTTACACAGATTCAAATTTAACAATGCCAGCAACAGGTATAAGCCATACTTGGTTAACTGGCCAAGGACAATCTCCGGGAGCTGGTTCTGGAAGAGGTGGTTCGGGTTCAGGTTCAAATAATACCCCAAACCGACCTGCTGGAGGCGGTGCTATTTTAATTTACGAAAATATAGGGGATTAATATGGCAAAATTATTATTTAACAAAGACCAAAATAAAAGTGAAGGTTCGTTAGGTTTAGCTTTAGCAGATGGTGAATCTGTAGCTAATGAATGGACATTTGATGTTGAGATAATTACACAAGAACAATACACACAGTTAGTAAACGGGTCTAAAATAATTAATTCAGATAATGGAAATATTACATTTGTAGATGCTCCTATTTGTCAAACTAAAGAAGAATACGATCAATGTTTAATGGCTTTAAAAGCTGACCTTGCAGAATTAAGTCAAAATTACACTTACGCTGCTAAATATCATACTGAAGGTTTTGAAAATTATGTAAAACAAGTCAATGAAATAGATTCATCTACTATTAGCTTTCCGTTAGGCACATCTTTCAAAAATGATATAAGCACAAGATGTCCAGATTTTGTAAGTTTTATTACTAAATAAAATTTACATTAAGTAAAAAAAATGTATATATAGGTATATGTTTTCTAGGGATAATATAATTCAATTTAAAGCTGATAAATTTTATATAGAAAATAACAAAGATATTTA